TAGAGATCGATATGACTAGCTCCGTGTTCCAATACTTCAAGTTTGGCAAGAACTTCTTTGGTGTACACCATGGTCATACTTGTAAGCCAGATAAATTACCGCTAGTTATGGCTACCGATAAGCCTAAAGAGTGGGGTGAGTCTGAGTTCCGCTATTGGCTGACTGGTCACATTCACCATGATACTCGAAAGGAGTATTCAGGCTGTGTTACGGAAAGTTTCCGTACAATGGCTGGTAAAGATGGATACGCCTACTCTGGCGGATACAGAGCAGGTCAGGATTCAAAAGCCTTAGTTATTCATAAAGATTATGGTGAGGTGGAACGCCATACTATCAATATAGCTCAGGTTTTGGGATAATAGCCTCAACCACACTCCTCCCATTGGTGGTACTTCGGCCAGATGAGTTCCCCTTGCTCTCTGGCCTTTTTTTTAGCTCGCTTTTCTGAAGTACATATTGAACAGCTTATTGTAGTTGTCCAGTTCATCGCAGATGGCATCTAATGTGCCGCTAAGTTTCTGCTTCTCTTCTCTATCTGTCGTGGCTTTCATCGCTTGAATGATGTGGTTTTTGTCGCTTTCGTAGCTTGAGATCTTATTCTGTAGGAATTTTAGATTGCTATCCATTTCCTTTCGCTCCGTGTATCAATACTGATTGTTGGTTTGGTTTAAGCCGCCACTCTCTATACTGCTTGCAATCTGAGCATAGAAGCTGGTTTAGGCTGGTTAATAAGACCATTCTACCACCGCATTTACGGCAAGTGTGATTCAAAAAACTCAATTGACACTCCAAAAATAAACTAAATATGTTTACAAACGTAAACGAATTATGTTTTAATTATCCTGTCATTTAAACGGAGGAACTACAAATGACTGATTTAGCAAGCCGCGTATGGTCTACGATGTCACCCATCAATGTCAATGACATGACCGAAAAGAAAGGCAATCTCACATACCTATCTTGGGCATCTGCCGTAGAGATTTTAGGTAAACATTTCCCAGATCACGACTTCGATACTCAATTCGAGAAGTTCGATGATGGCACTGTTATGGTCTACTCGCAATTGATCATTCGTGATGGTGAAGAGTCTTATACAAGACGTATGTGGCTCCCAGTAATGGATCACCGCAACAACGCCATCCCAAACCCTGATGCTCGTAAAATCTCAGACGCAATGATGCGATGCTTAGCTAAGAATATCAGCGTAGCAACGGGCTTAGGGCTCTACGTTTACCGTGGCGAGGATATCCCATCGGCTGAAGCTGAGGCCAAAAAGACTACGATAAACCAAGATCAAGCAAAGCTACTAGCTGAGGCTGTTGAGCACTCTGGTAAAGACTTGGGTCAATTATTTAAAGCCTATCGAGTTAATAATCTTAATGAGCTAACTAACCAGCAGTTCGATGATGCCATGGCTAGATGTCAGGCTCAGATCGCACAGAACGCGGCTACGGAGCAACAAGATGACGTACTTGAGGCCCAAAACCGTAGCGCACTAAAGTCTGTTAGAGGCGGTAAGTAATGCGTGTATATGACTTTGAACAAGGTACACCTGAGTGGCTACAAAGCCGCTTGGGTTGCCCTAGTGGTTCAGGCTTCGACAAGCTAATAACTGCTACTGGTAAACCATCTACACAGGCTGAAGGCTATATTAATCAATTGATCGCAGAGTTGCTTACAGGGGAGACAACGTATGTCAAAAAAACTGAGTGGATGGAGCGTGGCAACGAGCTGGAGCCCAGAGCACGTGACTACTATGAATTTGCGACAGGTAACACCGTGGTTGAAACGGGTTTCTGCAAGCACGACAAACTTGAGTGCGGCATTAGCCCAGATGGAATCATTGGGGATCACGGGCTTATCGAAATTAAGTGCCCATCGCCATCAGTCCATGTGGCATATCTCCGCGCTGGTGTACTGCCAACCAAGTACAAGCAACAAGTCCAAGGTCAGTTGTGGATTACGGAGCGTGAGTGGTGTGATTTCGTAAGTTATCACCCAGACATGGCATCCCTAATTGTTCGCGTACATCGTGACGATAAATATATTGACCTCCTATCGGCAGAGGTAGAAAAGGCCGTTGAAACAATCCAAACACAATACCAAAAGCTAAAGGAGCTTTAATATGGAATACGATAACACTAACCGTGGTGCCGCTTGGAAAAACGAAGATCGTCAAGCTGATACACACCCGCACTTTAAGGGTTCTATCAATGTCGACGGTAAGGAATACTGGCTAAACTGCTGGTACAACAAGCCAGAGGAAGGCTCTAAGAAGCCTACGTTCTCATACAGCGTAGCACCTAAACAGCCGACATCTGCGCCAGCACCTAAACCTGCCGCTATGGATTTTGATTCGGACGTTCCGTTCTGAGGTTAATATGAGTCAGGTCAACTTTGGTAAATGCTTTAAAGCGGCACAGAGAAACCGTGGTATTAGCAACCGCCAAGTGATGAATGACTTTGGTGTGTTCCGTCAGCAGGTACATCGCTGGCAGAACACCCCTAGTATCACATTACACAAAGCGGAAGAGTTCGCTAATTACTTCGGGTACACGTTAATCGGATTCCTTAAGTTGGGGCAAGAGGATGATACTAAAAAGGATAATTAGCTCTCAGCAGTTCCTAGATCAGACATACCGTGATTTATGCGAACTGCTAAAGCGTCATGGTCACTATCACATTGAGGTTAAAGAAGGGCAAAGATCACTCAATCAGAACAACCTCTACTGGCAGTGGCTAACGCAGATTGGGCCAGCCGTTAATGAGAAATGGGCTTTGGGTTGGGATAAGAAGGATGAGAAGGATATGGCACATGATCTAATGCGTCACCTACATCTAGGCTATCGACAGGTTCCCAAAATGGGTGCTACACAAGTTCCAGATCAGCTTAAATCAACAACTGACTGTTCTGCATCTGAGATGGCTGAATATATGACTAAGGTGGATGCGTGGTGTGTTCAATATATAAACCTACTACTGCCACGACCTGAAGATTCAGAATATGCGAAATACAGGGAAGCCAACCAATGACATTTAAACTAGAACGAGAAAAAGACGGAACCGTTATGACAGTAGAAGAACTAATTGAACACGTTATTCAGTGGGGTGCAGATCGTGGAATCACAGAAAATTCAGATGCTAAAACGCAATATCTCAAACTTGTTGAAGAAGTCGGAGAGCTCGGAGGGGCTATCGCTAGAGGAAACCGTGAACTTATGCTTGATGCTTGTGGCGATATTATTGTTGTCGCGCTTATGATCATGGCGATTGAGGACACGTCGATGGAGGAGTGCTTGGGAAAGGCTTGGGAGCAGATCAAGCACAGGACTGGGTACCTACGTCCTGATGGCGTATTTGTAAAATCGGAGGATCTATGAAGTGCCTAGAATGTGGTAAGCCAGAGGTTCAGTCTAAAGGTATGTGTCCTGCTTGTTACACACGATGGAGACGTGCAGGAAGACCACCAACAAGGTTTGACTACAAGTCACCAGTGGAGCGTTACCGTATAGACTGCGAGAATGGTAAGGTTCTTGGATTGCTTGCATGTAAGATGACCCACCTTGATATAGCTAGGAAATATGGCATAGCTGAACAGACGGCTAGACGATACATGGTTCACTACAAGCTGATTGATCCGAAAGCTAGGTCGATCAAGAAAAAGAACCGAGGCCGTCCTTTTTACGATCCTGCCAAGATGATCGCACTGGCTAGACCGTGGGTAAGTAATTCAGAACGAGCAAGCTACTATGGCTGATTATGTATATACATTGTCTATACTTTGTACACACATTGTCCTGATATGCACACCAACTAATATAGGCTAAATACTATGCAACTAACAAAAGACGAACTACAGGTTATTTTTGAGGCACTAGAGTCATACGGTGGCGAGCTAGAGCTTATGGATGCTGTAGCACTGGAGATCGAAAAGCTAGAGCTTGAGGAGGTTAGCTTCGATGACGATGACGGCTGTGCAGGCGGAGCTTGTAAACTTTAAAAGTTAAGGGCGTGGTGGGTAATTTATTCAATTAGAGAGGGATCGGTGATCCGCCATGCCCGCCCTAATAGAGGTGCGTCATGTTACATAAAGTGTCACATTTGGCACAATATGGCGCAATAAAGTGTTAGCTATATAGCAAACCAAAGGATGATTAAGGATGAACTTTGATTACATGACACCAGAAGAGGAGTCCATGATGGATGAAATGATGGCTATGGCGCACGATGCGACTGATCCAATGAATCTATTTGAGGATGATATGGTTAATCACCCGCCACATTACCAGACGGAAAGTGGACTGGAGTGTATCGATGCTATTAGGGCAATGCTTGGTGAAGAAGCCTTTAAGGATTACTGCCGAGGCACTGCAATGAAATACATATGGCGCACAGGCAACAAATGGGATGCCGAAGAGGACATTAAAAAGGCAATCTGGTATCTACAGGAGATGAACGATGGGCATTAAAAGGGATAACGCTGACAAATGGTTCAGTGATGTAGTCAGAGCTAAAGCTGGCTGGGCTTGTGAGTGTTGTGGTAAAGAATTTGGAGGTCGCAGTAGCGGCCTTCATTGCGCTCATATATACGGTCGAGCGAATAAATCTACCCGATGGTCGTTAGATAATGCCGTGTCACTGT